AAACAACTGGACACCACTATTTTACCCCTGGTATATAGATCCTGAAAATGAATTAACCATCACGAATCCAAATCAGGTCGAAGAGGTCATAGAGACATTGGACGATGAAGAAGCGATGATGGTCAATGAATTTGATTTGTCCATCGAACAGCTTCTTTGGAGAAGATATAAACAAAAAGAACTGAGGACAAGATTTAAGCAGGAATACCCTGCCAACTGGATTGAAGCTTTCAGAGTTTCTGGTTCAAAATTCTTTGACGATACAACTCTCGAAAGAGCAATGGCTAAGAGAAGAGATATTATCGAAAAAAGAGATAATGACCAAGTTTGGGTTTGGTACAAACCTTTAAGGGGCAGGAAGTATGTAATGGGTGCTGACCCTGCTGAAGGTAATGAAAAAGGGGATAATTCTGTAGCAGTAGTTCTTGATTTTGAATCCGGGGAACAAGTTGCAGTATTTAGGGGTAGATGTAGACCTGAGATATTTGCAAAGAAGTGTGTAGATCTATGCAAGGAGTATAATAACGCCACCTTTGCTTGTGAGATAAATAACCACGGGCACAGTGTAATGAATACCACTCAAAATGTTTTGAGATATAAGAGTTTATTCTTCAGACCGGACCATTTAAAAAAATCGGCAGACGGTTTAGCACCTCTGGATAAACGTCCCGGTTGGCACACAAATGTTGCCACACGTCCACTATTGCTGGATGAATTGAACGATGCTTTGGAAGAAGGTTTTATAAAAATTAATGATCCGGTATTTTACGCAGAAGCTAAAGTTTTTGTTGATAATGGTGGTAAATTTCAGGCTCAAGCTGGTAAAAAAGATGATACTATTATGGCAACCGGAATAGCGTGGCAATGTAGAAAACAGCCACCGAAAGGTTTTATATCTATTTAATTACTTTCTGTTGTACAAATTTATGTACAATTTATACAAAAAATGAAGTATATTTTAAAGGTAAGAAGTGTTTTACCGGAAAAAATACTTATAGAACTTATGGAGATCGCTTTTGTTTAATGTGGTGAAGAGTCTTTTAAGAGGCAAAGATAAGATGTTGCTACCCCAGAAAGGGTTCTACAGCTCCAATCACAAGATCGTTCCAGACGATCAGAACTGGTTAAGAGCACTCCCGACATATCTTAACAATAATCAACATACTGTAAAGGACCCGTATTCGCAAAGTGTATATATCTATGCGGGCATCCGGGCAATGTCTGTTAATATATCAGGTGTCCCGTTCAAATTGAGAGACAAGAATACCAAAGATGTACTAACGGAAGAGTCGAATCCGTGGTTCAGAGTTTTCAAGAATCCTCACATATTGTTAGAAGGTTCACAGCTCTGGAGAGCAACGGTCATCCATTACGAATCCTGTGGTACTTGTTTTTGGTTATTGCTCAATAGTAGCGGAGAGCCTATTACTAGTCCAACTGAAGTTCCTGCAATGATTCTACCTTTCGGGTCGGACAGGGTTGTTCCTAGATTTCCTGATGGTGATAATTCCAGAACGAACTTGCTTGGATGGACTTATGTTCGTGATGCCCAGAATAATGATCTTGTTCCTTTGGAATTCTATCAAGTTCTGAGATTCTACGAATATAATCCAAAAGACATGACAACAGGCTTTACAGGATTAACACCGGCTAAAATGTCCATAGATATTGACTACCAAACCCATTTGTTCAATCAGAAGTTTTTCTCTATAATGGTGCAGATGTTAGGTATTCTAAAATATTCTGGAGAAGGATTAGACGGTTCAGAATTAGAAGCAATGAGAGATCTTTGGGACTCAAGACACACAGGTCTTCAAAATGCAAAAAGAACTCCGATCCTGGGGCAAGGATTTGATTATAAAGAAACCGGAAAATCTCACAAAGATATGGAATTCCGAGAACTTTATAATATCACCAGAGAAGAGCAAATAGCTGCGTTGAATGTCCCGAAGCAACAGGTTTCATTGTATGAAGAAATTAACTTCGCTACAGCGAGGGTAGCAGATAAAGCTTTCTGGACAAACAACTTGATTCCAAAAATGAACTACTTCGTATCTGTTATAAATTCCCACCTTTTAGATTTTACACAATATGAAGGATTTTTCGATCTAACAAAGGTTGAAGCTCTTAATGAGTCGAGAGATGAAAAACTTTCAAATGCCAAAGCTCTACAGGAGATGGGATATCCTCTAAATGAGATCAATGATAAGCTCGGTCTTGGTATGGACACGATCGACGAAGAGTGGGCTAACACGCCGACAAATATATATGCTGTATCTCAAAATTCTCAGGAAGACACTGAGGAGACAGAAGAAGAGGAATCTGAAAAAGCTCTAGCAAAAGAGTTTACTGAAATCATAGCAAAATCTCTAGGAGAAGATCTAAACTTCTCTGATGAAGATATTAATTCTATGAATAGAAAAGATTTAACCGATCTTTCTTGGCAAAGCAATCAAAAAGCCATTGATAGATATGTGGCTGACTATAATAAATCAAATAGAATACCTATTGAAAAAGAGATGCTTCCCAAAGTTAAGGGTTATATCCTTAAATTAAAGAAAGATCAAATTAAGAAATTGAACAATATCTTAAATAAGAATCTTGAAAGAGGCGAAATTGAGTCAGTATTATTCGACATCAACAAATGGAACAAGACGATCATCGAGATGGGGAAACCATTCCACGAAAAAGCATTCAACAAGGCATTCGATCAGTTGGAAATTGAATTGGACGGCTTTGTTTCTTTTGACCGTGGCAGTAATGAAGTTGCTGAGCAGTTAAGACAGACTAATGTACAGATTGCGCAGGTGAATGATACTATTCAAAAACAAATACGGAGCACATTAGCTGCTGGAGTATCTTTAAGTGAGACACCTGATCAACTTAGAAACAGGGTTGCTAAAGAGTTTGACAATATGCTTTCAAGAGCCGGAACAATATCTGCAACTGAAGTTGGGATCGCCAGTTCAAGAGCAAAATATATTGGAATGCAAGCAGAAGATTGCTACAAGAAATGGGTGTCGTCCAGAGACGGTAAAGTTAGAGATCCACATGTGGACTATAATAAACTGCCCGAACAGCATATGGATTATGAATATGCTCCGGGATTGAAGAGACCTTTGGATGAAACAGCAGACCCTAAACAAATATGTAATTGTCGCTGTGTATTGATCGCTAAAAGAAAGCCAAAAGTTAATTAACTGTAAACGAGGAAGAAAAAATGGAAGAAATGTTGAAAAAACTCGGAATAGAGCGTCAGACTCTAAAGAACTCGGAAGGTGAGAGTTATCTTCCAGGGTTTACAGAAAATTCAATCGTGGATAGCAATATCTCAGATGCAGAATATAAAGAACTGTGTGAATCAAATAAGATGATCTCGGACGGTTCGGATATGGAAGCTGAGAAACGTGATGTCTATCTAAAAGAACTTTCAGAAGACTCTAAGATGAAGATGCTTCATCGTGAGAGAATCCTGACAATCAAGGGTTCAAATGAGACAGTAGATCGTCACGGAGATATTGTTCGTGTCGAAGGATGGGATTTATCTGATTATAAAAAGAATCCGGTTTTTTTATGGGGACATGATTATGATCATGAACCTGTAGGCAAAGCGTTGAAAGTAACTAAAAAGGTTAATAAAGAAAAACCTTCTGAAAATGCTTTGATGTTTAAGATTTATTTCCCAACAAGAGACATTTCAGAAAAAGCTGATAATGTCTACAAGATGTATAAGTCTGGGATTCTTTCAGCAACATCTGTGGGTTTTATGCCCACTGAAATGAAGAGACCAAAAGACGAAGATGAACGAGAAAAACTTGGTCTTGGAAAATGGGGTGTAGAATTCACAAAGCAGAAACTATGGGAACTATCAGCTGTAACTGTCCCTAGTAATCCTGATGCTTTGGTAGAATTATCAGCCGAAGATAAAGCTATTTGTAAATCTCTCGGACTATTAAAGCCGGAGAAGACTGTAGAAAAAAATGATATTGAAGACCGAATTTCTCAATTAGAGAAAAGGGTTGAAGAACTTACCAAAGAACTTTCTGAAACCAAAGCATTGTTGCCTAAAGATCAAGAGGTATCGGAAAATAAAAAAGACACTGACTCGGAGCTGGACTCCAACGAGTCTAAGGGTGCCAATTTTTATGATTCAATACTTGTCGGTTTTGACAAGGCTTTTGACAATGAAACAGTTTCTGAAGAACATATACAATCATTTAAAAAAGGAGTCCAAAATGGATAAGCAAGAATTTGAAAAATTGGGTGAAATTCTCAGTGAAAAAGTTACTGAGACAACAAAAGGTATTCAGGAAGGTGTTTCTGATTGCACTAAAGCAATTGATGCCATTCGTGAAGAGCAGCGAAGACAATCAGAAGAGATCACAACTTTGAAATCAAAGAATGCGGTATCTGTTCCAGGTCTTGAAGAAGAAAAGAAAAACGGAAAAGATTTCTCTTTCGCTAAAGCATGTCTCGGTATCGCTACTGGTGACTGGCAGGGAAGAGGCTTCGAGCATGAAGTACTGACTTCTGCAAAACAAAAAGCTCTTTCTTACGGAACAGCTGCCGATGGCGGATA